CTCATCACCAACATGGGCGTCAGCCGCAACATCGAGTACGAGCTGGAGGGCTGGACCTTCGCAGCATCGAAGAACATGGACAGCAAGCTGAAGATCCTGGTGGATCTGATCTGTCCGGATCCGTATATGCTCAATGTGGACAACTTCGGCAAGAACATGGCGAACATCACGCCGCTGTTCTCGTTCCCCTGGATCTCTCTCAGCAAGAGGATGTCGACGGGCAAGCTGGACTACAAGCCAGAAGCCCGTGGCCTTCTCCTGGGCGGCAACACTGCCGGCTATAGAACGCTGAAGAAGGAGGTCGTGCTGAGCAACGACGGAGACGTCCCGACGGGCGTCCAGATCCAGTTCATCGCGACCAGGGGCACCGTGGTCAACCCTAAGATCACGAACACAGGCACGGGCCAGTTCATGCGCGTGAATGTCACGATGCAGACCGGCGACGTGCTTCTCATCGACACCAACGACCGGCACCAGGTCATCACTCTGAACGGCGTCAACTACTACCAGCACATCGACCGCCGGAGTGAGCCCTTCCAGCTGGACGTGGGCGACAACTATCTGGAGTACGACGCGGATGAGAACTACACCAACCTGGACGTCAATCTGTTCTACACTCCGAAGTATTTGGGGGTGTAGCGCATGAATTTGATCATCCTCGACCAGAACTTCGACACGCTGGGCGTCGTCAGCGTGTTCAATACCCTCATCTGGGACCGCCGGTATTATGCCTCGGGCCTTTTTGAATTACACACTCCCGCCGAGTTTTTCACGCTGATGAACACCGGCCGCTATCTCTACCGGAACGACCGGGACGAGCTGGGCGTGATCCGCGAGGTCAACTTCGCGAGAGACGCCAAGGGCGCCCGGACGGCCTACTGCAAGGGCTACTTCTCCGAGGAGCTCCTGAACGGCCGCGTGCTCAATACGCAGATCAGTCTCACCGGCACGCCGGAGGCCATCGGCCGGAAGCTGGTGGACCGCTACGTGATCAACCCGACCGACGCCGACCGGAAGATCCCCCAGGTCAAACTGGGAGAGCTGAAGGGCCTCGGCACGAGCGTCACGGTCACGGCCACCGGCGACAACCTGGGCGACAAGCTCTACGAGACAGAGAAGACCCAGGAGCTCAGCCACCGGCTGCGCTACGACTACCTGAACAACGACCTCATCTTCGAGGTGTGGAAGGGCAAGGACAGAACGGACGACCAGACGGAGAACAGCTGGGCCATCTTCTCGGATAGCTTCTACAACGTCAAGAACGCCGTCTACGACCGGGACGAGTCCGAGTATAAAAACTTCGCTTACGTCGCCGGCGAGGGGGAAGGCTCCGCCCGTGTCATCGTGGAGGTGGATCTCCGCAGCAGTGCGGACGAGGAGCGCCGGGAGCTCTACGTGGACGCCCGGGATCTCCAGAGCACCTACCAGGACGACGCCGGCAACGAGCACACGTACACGGCCGACCAGTACAGAGCGCTGCTCCGTCAGCGTGGCCTGGAGAAGCTGGCCGAGTACCAGAAGATCGAGACCGTCAACAGCGACGTGGATCCCAACGCCAACCTGACCTATGGCGTGGACTTCGACCTGGGCGACCTCTGCACCTACCGCTACACAGACGTCGGTATCGAGACTACCAAGCGGATCACCGAGATCCAGGAGGTCTACGAGGGCAGCAAGCAGACCCTCTCCGTCGTCTTCGGCAATGACCAGATGACCAGCATCATGAAAATCATCCAAAGGGAGGTATTTTAACATGGCCATGAGATACGGCTATTTTGACTCGGAGATCACCGGCGTGGACTCCGAGGGTATGCCTATTTTTGACAGAGCAGAGACGTCGGAACTGTTCCGCCTGCTCTTTTCCAAACTGCTGACCAATGGCGTGCTGGCCAAGCCTGCCGACTGCTTCAAAGTGCTGGCAGGTGACAACGGCCTGAGCGTCACGGTCCGCCCCGGCTTCGGCCTGATCAACGGCGCCTTCGCCTATGATCCCGCCCCTGCCACTTTCCAGCTGGCCGCAGCTCCTACGAGCTACAGCCGCATCGACCGCGTCGTGCTGCGCTGCAACTACCTGGAGCGCCTCTGCGAGATCATCGTGAAGACCGGCACGGCAGCGGCAACGCCCCAGGCTCCGGCGCTCATCCAGCCCGTCAGCGGCGACTACTACGAGCTGGGCCTGGCAAATGTAACGGTCAGCGCCAACCAGACCGTCATCACTCAGAGCTCCATCAGCGACACCCGCGCCAACAGCGCAGTCTGCGGCTACATCACCCAGTTCATCGACAGCATCGACACCGAGGCCTTCTATGACCAGTTCAATGCCTTCTATGCTGAGTTTGTGGCCAAGTCCAACGCCAGCTACTCCCAGTTCGAGCAGATGGCCAGGGCAGCCTATGACGGCTTCACGGCTGCCATCGACGAATACATCGAGGCGCTGGAGACCAAGGGCAACACAGACCTGACCGCCATCACGGAGGCCATGAAAGAGTTCCAGCGCACCAGCCAGAACGCTTTCAACGAGTGGTTTGCCACCGTGCAGGGCCTTCTGGACGAGGACGTCGCCGGCAGGCTCATCAACAAGACGAGCGATCTGGACGAGCGGCTGACCGCGCTGGAGTACATGATCATCCACAACGATCTGTTCACTCACATCGTTGACGATGACGGCAACCCGATCCTGGACGACGATGGCAACGCGATCATCGGCGACTGGAAATATAAAACCGCATAAGGAGGAACATTATGCAGATTGACGTAACAAACGGCAAACGCTTCACAGAGTACGACGAGCTGGCTGCCGTGGCCAGCGGGGAGGACGTTCTCCTGGTACGACTCGCAGACGGCACAGGCGTCAAGAGGATCCCCCTCAAAGCCATCAAGGCCTTCATCAACGGAGACCTGACCACGCTGGAGACTGAGGACAAGACCAGCCTGATCGCCGCCATCAACGAAGTCTTCGGCCTGGCAGGCACCAACGCCGACGACATCAAAGCCCTGAAGGAGCTGACCGCAATGCTCGGCCAGACCGGTGCATCCAGAGCCAACTCCTTCATCTACGAGCACAGCCTCGGCACCAGCTTCACCGCCGAGCAGTCCGCCGACATCCGTGCCGGCAAGTTCGATCTGGTCCGCACCGGCGGCTACTGGACCATCAACAGCCGCAAATACTGGGCCGCCCATGCTGACTACCGTCTGCACTGCGGCGACACAGAACTGACTACCCATCATATGCTGGTCATTCCTGACAGGTCCTTCTATAACGGCGTTATGAATGACACTAATGACACGACCGGCTCCTACTACGGCAGCAAGATGAAGACCTCCGGCCTGGCTGATGCTCTGGCCACTGTCAAGGCTGACTTCGGCGCAGACCACATCCTGACTCACAGGATCATCCTGCCCAACGCTGTCAGCAACGGCGCCAGCTCCGGCTGGGCGTGGTACGACAGCCAGATCGACCTGATGAACGAGCACATGGTCTACGGCTCCTACGCATGGGGCGGCGGAGCGCAGAACGGCTACGACACCGGCATCGACAAGAGCCAGCTGGCTCTGTTCCAGGCACGCCCGGACCTGATCACGAACAGAGAAAACTGGTGGCTGAGAGACGTCCGGTCCGCGACGAATTTCTGCAATGTCAACTACAACGGCAGTGCTCACGACTGGAGCGCCTCGAACTCCGTCGGCGTCCGCCCGGCTTTCCTGATCTATTGATCAAAAATCCCGGCCCCTTGTGGGCCGGGTAAATCTAATCAAGGAGATAAGATAGCGTGTCAGACATCCCTAAAAGTAAACGGGCCCATTCTAATCTGGAAGCGCACCACCAGGCTCTCGCAGTCCGTCGGATGATCTCCGTGGAGCTGCTCAGCAGCTTCGCCTACAGCGAGAAGAAGCTGGAGGCGGCCATCAAGAAGCAGACCGCGCACATCCAGGACCCGGAGCACAAGAAGGACGTCGCCGAGGCCATCCGCAGCCTGGAGAACGACTACGCCTGCTGGTTTATCAAGAGGCACCGCGACCGTGTGGACGATTTCGCCTGCGCCATCGCTCAGCACATCAGGGCGGCCAATACCATCTGGCCCTCCTACCGTGTCGAGTACCTGGACAGACGCGACGAGCTCAACCAGGCGCTGAAGTGCTGCAACCAGCTCCAGGACGAGCTCCAGTACATCGCCGAGGCGCTGCCGGCTGACAAAAACCGGTATATGAACATCGTGCTCGAAGTCGAGAAGCTGTTCAACATGGTGAAGAAGCTCCGGCAGTCCGACAACCGCTTCCTGAAGCACCTGAAAGATTAACACCCTATAGGGTGGCCTCTGTTTGTGCCGTCCAGTCCGCGACGAATTTCTGCAATGTCAACAACAACGGCAATGCTAACAACTGGAACGCCTCGAACTCCATCGGCGTCCGCCCGGATTTCACAACCGCACTACATTCTACGGGCAAGCTCCCGCGTGCGGCTATGGGAAAGGAGAGGCCATCCGTCCAGCGGGATCAGCTGGTAAATGCTAACCAGGACGCTCCCGGTTACGACCGATGGGGCTATCGCGTGGTTTTTATGAATGTATTTTATGATGCAAATTTAATATACGACGCCGGCACCAAGGCCATGAAAAGCAGCAAATTCAAACGCAGCACGCAGATGTTCGAGATGACGCAGCTCCTCACCACGGCCCACATCCGGCGCGACTTTATGGACGGAGAATACCGCCCAGACCCCGGGAACAAGTTCCCGATCAACGAGCGCGGGCATCAGCGCTATATCACCAGCAACACCATGGTGGACAAGACCGTCAACCACCTCTTTTGTGACGAGGTCCTGACGCCGGCGATCAGCAAGTACCTGATCTACGACAACGGCGCCTCGCAGAAGGACAAGGGCGTGGCCTTCCACCGCCGGCGCTTCGAGGCTCACCTGCACCAGTATTACATGGAGCACGGATCCAACGAGGGCTACATCCTGCTGGTGGACTATTCTGGCTATTATGCCAACATCCCGCACGACAAGTGCATCGAGGTCCTCGACTACTTTCTGGAGCGCGAGGTCGAAGATCCGGAGACGCTGCTGATCTCTGAGATGCTGACGCGCCTGATCCTCAAGACCTTCGAGCAGGACGTCTCCCGCTTCTCCGATGAGGAGATCGCGGCCATGATGGCCGGCAAGGTCAACCCGATGCTCAACTGCGGCGTGGATCCGGAGCTGCTGACCGGCGAGAAGATGCTCAGGAAGGGCGTGGACATAGGCTCGCAGCCTTCCCAGAACGTCGGCATCATCTACCCGTACCGGGTGGACAACTATGCCAAGATCGTCAGAGGCATCAAACACTACGCCCGCTACACCGACGACTTCTATGCGGTCTCAGACTCCAAGGAGTTCCTGGTGAGCGTGCTGGAAGGTTTCAGGAAGGAGGCGGCAGAGTATGGGCTGATCATCAACGAAAAGAAGACCCGGATCGTGAAGCTCTCCTCCCAGTTCAGACACCTGCAGGTGTGCTACTCACTGACGGAGTCCGGCCGCCTGATCCGGAAGATCCACCCGAAGAACATCACCCGGGAACGCCGGAAGCTGAAGGCGTACAAGCGCCTGCTGGACGCCGGCCGGATCGACTACCCAACCGTCGAGAACTCGTTCAAGTCCTGGCTGGGCAGTCACTACAAAATTATGTCACACGACCAAATCTACAACATGAGCAGCCTCTACTATGAGCTGTTCGGAAGGAGACCAAAATGGAAAAAAGGACATGGAAGATTACACTGGCTGATGGCACATCCCTCGACGGCCTCGACCTCAACGGGAACAACTTCATCAGCTCCACCGCTGTCACCGAGGATACCTTCACCGGTAAGCTCTCCAGCGTGACTATCGAGGGGCCTGACGGCACCCAGACCCATCAGGACATGAAGCTGGTCCAGATCAGCAAGGTCGGCAAGAGCTACTGGTTTATCCTGGCCGAGAAGACGGCCGAGGAAAAACAGAAGGAACTCGTCGCAGCTGCTCTGGCCACCAACGTCAACAGCATCACCGACCTCCAGCTCGCTCTGGCTGAGGTCTATGAAATGATCATTGCAGGAGGTATTTAAGTATGGCTAAAATCTACGCTTCCCTCATCAAGAAGGGGCTCAAAACCATCGACGACGTGCCCGAAAATCTGCGCGACGAAGTCCGCGCGCTCCTGGAGGAGTAAGATGATCCGGCGCTTCAGATCCTGGCTCAGAAAGGTGGTGAACAACATGGCAGTCATCTACGTCGCCCTGATCGTCAAGGGCAAGCGTACCTACGACAGCGTCCCTGACCTGATCAAGCCCCAGGTCAAGGAGATGCTGATCGACCTGGAACTGGCGGAGCTCGTCACTGAGTAAAGCCCACAACGCCCCCACGGAGATCTCCGTGGGGGCGTAATTCTAAGTAAATAAAAACAAGGAAGGTACACAAGTATGAAAACTGGAATTTGCACAGCAGTGGGAGTCGTGGGCGGCTTCATCGCCAGCCTTTTCGGAGGCTGGGACGCAGCTCTGACCACGCTCCTGATCTTCATGGGCGTGGACTACGTCACCGGCCTCATCGTCGCCGGCGTGTTCCACAAGTCCCAGAAGTCCGCAGACGGCGCCCTGGAGAGTCGCGCCGGGTGGAAGGGTCTCTGCCGTAAAGGCACGACTCTCCTGGTGGTGCTGGTAGCCTGCCGCCTCGATCTGGTTACGGGCTCCACATTCATCAGAGACGCGGCGATCATCGCTTTCATCGCCAACGAGACACTCAGCATTATCGAGAACGCCGGCCTGATGGGCGTGCCTATCCCTGCCATCGTGGTGAAAGCCATTGACATTCTGAAACAGAAGGCAGAGGACGACGCTAACATCAGCCCCAGCAAGGAGTAAGTCATGAAGGCGACAGGGTCCTCCACTGAGAGGACCATCTGGAACTACTTCCGCTGCAAAGGTTTCAGCCCGGCCGGTGTGGCCGGGCTGATGGGCAACCTTTACGCCGAGAGCGGGCTCAATCCGATAAACCTCCAGAACACCTACGAGAAGCGCCTGGGCCTCACGGACGCCGAGTACACGGCCGCCGTGGACTCCGGGAGCTATTCCAACTTCGTCCGCGACAGCGCCGGCTACGGCCTCGCGCAGTGGACATACTGGAGCCGCAAGGAGGCCATGCTCAACTACGCCCGGAAGACCGGCGCGTCCATCGGCGACCTGATGATGCAGCTCGACTTCATGTTCCAGGAGCTGAAGGGCTACGTGGCCGTCTTCCAGGTACTCCGGACAGCCCGGACCGTGAAGGAGGCGTCCGACATCGTGCTGACCAAGTACGAGCGCCCGGCCGACATGAGCAACGCCGTCAAGGTAAAGCGGGCCGGCTTCGGCCAGGCATACTACGACGCCTACGCAAACACCACAACAACCCCAGAGAAGGAGGAGATCACCATGAGCAACAGCCCTCTGGTAACGTACACCAACATCACCAAGAACAAGACCAGCCCCCGCAACCACGCCATCGACACCATCACGATCCACTGCATCGTGGGCCAGTGGACGGCGAAGCAGGGCTGCGACTATTTTGCCACCACTGACCGCGAGTGCAGCGCCAACTACATCGTCGGCAAGGATGGCTCCATCGGTCTGTCCGTCGATGAGGCGGATCGCTCCTGGTGCACTTCCAGCCGCGAGAACGACAACCGCGCCATCACCATCGAAGTCGCCAGCGACACCGAGCACCCCTACGCCGTGACCGATGCAGCCTACGCCGCACTGATCAAGCTGGTGGCCGACATCTGCAAGCGCAACGGCATCAAGAAGCTGGTCTGGTCCACCAACAAGACCGACCGCGTTAACCACGCCAACGGCTGCAACATGACCGTGCACCGCGACTACGCCAACAAGGCCTGCCCGGGCCAGTACCTCTACGACCGCCACGGCGCCATCGCTGCGGCCGTCAATGAGATCCTGGGCTCCGGCGCTACCCAGGCACCGGAAACGGCTCCGGAGGCCGTCCAGGGCTTCCCCGCGACGCCCTTCACTGTCCACGTCATTATCCCGGATCTGAACTATCGCAGCGGCCCGGGCATGAGCTACACGGTCAAGGGCCAGACCGGCAAGGGCGTCTTTACCATCACCGAGGTGCAGGATGGCTGGGGCAAGCTGAAAAGCGGCGCCGGCTGGATCTATCTCGAAAACCCTGACTACTGCACCATCCAGGGCGTCGCAGCGAAGCCGGATCCTGCCGACGTGCTGGCGCAGGAGATCGCCGGCAAGGTGAAGGGCTCCGGCCTGGACCCCGAGGACGTCTTGAACAGGGTCGAGAAGATCCTGGGCGTGGCATGATGGCGCTGCCAGCAAATACATGATAGACTAAGAGAGCCCCGGCACCCGCCGGGGCTCTTTCGCTTTATACGGCAATTCTGAGGACGACATAGTCCCGCAGCACGATGATCTTCGGGGTTCGAGTACCGTCGCGCGGGCTCCACCATTCGGGCCGTACTCGAACACGTGAGTGCGGGCCCTTTTCTCGGATATTGTAAAATATCAGCGCCTCATCGTTGCGGAGCTCGACTCGGGCGATGAACGTGTCAACCAACCGAGCGCGGAAGTCGTCATCCGTGACGTCTCCGACGCGGAAGGAGCGCAGCCAGGCCTCGACCACCTCATGGGTGAGTCGGGGCCTTTTTATTTCTGCCCGCTGGATCTCCAGCACCAGCTGCTCCTCCTCTTCCTCCAGGGCAGCCAAACGAGAGACCAGGCCACGGGCCCCGCCTTCTTCTATCGCGTCCAGCAAGTTCCGCTGGCGCTTTTTATTTGAGTCAAGACGCCGACGCAATCCCACCACGGGATCGTCGGCGTTTTCCTGTTCCTGGACTTCCAGGATCCGGACGGTCAGCTTCTCGATCATCTCATCGGTCAGCATATCGTTCACCGTGGCCAGGATGATCGCATCCTCCAGGTGGTCCTTCGGGAACGGCTTCAGCTCGCAGGCCTTCCCGCGCTTTTTGTCTCCGCACTTGTAATACCGGTACACTTTCCCCAGCTTCCCGGTGCCGGCCTCTGCGCTGATCATCGAGCCGCAGTACCCGCAGAACATTTTACAGCTCAGCAAATAGTTCACCTTCGCCCTCCCTGCCGCATTGTTGCGGCTCGTCTTAAAGTGCCGGGCAGCTTCCAGGAAGGTCGCCTGATCGATGATCGGCTCCACGTTCAGCTTCACGTCCTGGATGTAAAACTCGCCCAGGTACTTCTCATTCCGCAGCATACGATAGACGACCGCATTGGAGACCGGCTTCCCGCGCCGGCCCATGACCCCACGGTCGGCAAACAGCTGGACGATGTCCCGGATCTGGCCGCCGGCGATGTGGAGCTTGAACGCCTCCCGGACAACTGCCGCCTCGCGCTCATCCACGACGATGTGGCGCTCGGCGTCTACTTTATAGCCTATCGGCAGAGACTGGCCGCAGTATTGGCCCTTCTTCGCCGTTTCTCTCATGCCTCTGATGACCTTCTGGCGCAGGTCGGCGGAGTAATACTCGGCCAGGCCTTCCAGCACGCTCTCCAGGATGATCCCCTCCGGGCCCTCTGGAACGCTCTCCCGGGCGTACATCAGCTTGACACCTGCCCGCTTCAATGTCATTTTTCCCATGGCAATGTCCTGGCGATCTCGGCCGAAGCGGTCGATCTTCCATACCAGGACACAGTCGAAGCGCCCCTTCTCCGCGTCGCGCAGCATCCGCTGGAACTCGTCGCGGCCGACGACGCTCTTGCCTGAGACCTTCCGGTCTGCATATATCTCTATTATGTCTATGCCGTGATCCTCAGCATACTGCTGGCAGTCGGCAACCTGGCCCTCGATGGACTGCTCCGTCTGGCGTGGGCCAGGTGAATATCTCGCATAAATGACGCCGCGCATGGCATCAACCTCCGATCTTCTTTAGTGCTTCATCGTGTAGATCCTGGACCAGCCTGGCGTTCTCGTCAGACATCCGGAAGAAATAAGGCTCCAGGGAGCTCTGGAACTTCTCAAACTGGCCCAGCTTTCCCTTCTCCGTTTTTAGCTTCTCAGCGTTCAGCACGGCCTTCTGGAAGCACCGGAGCACCATGTCCCGCGTGGCAGCGTCTTCCTGCTCCGTGACCCGCCGCAGTACCTCGGCGGGCTTCATGCCCTTAAACTTTACATACTTCGAGATGCTGGCCAGCTGCTCGGCCTTTTCCTTCACCGTATCATACCGAGAGAAAAAGACGTCCGGCTCCGTCGTCCGGTTTACGATGTCCCGGCTCTCGACCAATATCTTCATCCACTGCGGCGCCATCATCTCGGCGGCCGCTTTCTTTTTGCTATGCCCGAACATACCCGCCGACCTCCTTAAATGTGCAGGATCGCTCTGATCGCCGCCTGGGTCTCGGCTCCGGCGTGCCGGAACGCCCTCAGCAGCTCCAGCTCCGCAGCCGTGACCTCGACATAGGGGCCGGACGTGGGGTCGGTGTGATCCCCGGAGAGTCGCGTGATTTTATCAGAATATCCCAGCAAGTAATTCATATCTACATTGAAAAAGTCCGCGATCGCTTCCGCCGTCTCAAAATCTGGGCGGCGGTCTCCGCGTTCGTACATATTAACAGCGCTCTTTGATATACCAAGCTGTTCGGCCAGTCTGCTCTGAGACAGTTCCCGCTCCAGTCGTAACTGCTTAAAGATTTTTGCAAATTCAGCCATAAAAATGACCTCCCTCGTATAGATACTTTGATTATACACATAGCGTGCAATAATTTCAAGAAATTTTTCACGAAATGTGCTTGACAGAGCACGAAACGTGTGCTATATTGTCAATGTGCACGAAACGTGCACGTCTGAACACACCACCGACAGGAGGGCACACAATGAACACCTACAAGATTATTTTTACCCGCGAAAACGGGACCCAGGGCACCGACCACTTCACCGCCATCAACGAGCGCCAGGCCCGCAAAGACTTCGGCGAGTGCTACCGTCACGGCACGGCCACCATCATCAGCATCGAGCTGGCCAGCACCAACGCCCCGGCCACCAAGCAGCAGGAGCGCGACACACTGGAGAAGATCCGGAAGATGGTCGAGCAGCTGGGCCCGGACTCCTACCTGGCCACCGCCTTCGAGGGCTGCTTCGACCTGGCCGCTGAGAACATCGACAACGACTGGGCCTGCTCCATGGCCGACCGCGCTCGCCGCGCTGAGAAGCGCGCCGCAGAGCTGGAGGACAAGCTGGCCGAGTCCGTGAAGGACTACGAGGCCGCCCACGCTGCCGCCCATGCGGTCGCCGAGGAGAAGGACGCCGAGATCGCTCAGCTCAAGGCTCAGCTGGCTCAGATGCAGGAAACCGCACGCTGGAATGGCCAGCGATGTGATGAGGAAGCAACTGCCGCAGGAGAAGCCCAGCGCCGCGCTGAGGCCGCCGAGGCCGAAGTCATCCAGCTGAAGGCCAAGCTCTACGACCTGCTGGTCGCTGGCAAGTAAGGAGGGCGACCAATGGCTGCATATATGAGAAAGACGGGGATCCTCCCCGTCTGCACCAATAACGAGGCCCGGGCCTACTTCGCCGGCAAGGGCCTCACCTATGCTGACGTGACCGAGGGCGACATCCTCACCCTGGTCATGCTGCTGAACAAGCACATCAAGAAGGCCAACGCAGACTGCGAGACCTCGATGGGATCCATGTACCTGAGCCGCCGGATCGACCTCAAACGGAAGACCAACGGCACCCTGATCAGCTGCTACCTCTACGTCAACAGCCACTACTTCGAGCGCCGGGAGTGCATCAGCTTCAACGCTGACGGCTGGATCGGCTTCGCCGGCTGGGCTGACCAGGGCAACACCAACCCCATTTTACGAGCATTTATCGAGTGGTGCGACGCGCTCGCTGCCACCAAAGAAAAGGAGGACACACAACTATGACCCGCTTCAAGTATTATTCCAATTATCTCGCCTGCCTGCTGGGCACTCTGATCGCCTTCGAGCTCTGCTGGATCGGCGCCAAGTACGTCATCGAGGGCGAGGTGGTCCACACCTACCTCGACCACTTCATCGCCGTGTGCGGCTCGTTTTATATCACCCGTGACACCATGAAGCTCTGGCTGAAGCTCCAGACCAAGGGCCAGAGAGTCCAGCACTGAGGAGGTCGCCATGAGGAAGGACATCCCGCTGCACCAGTACCCGAAGGATGTGCAGATCGCGGCCCACATGATCGGCCTGGACTACAAGCGCCCCTATACCCGGCACGGCCGGCGATACTACAAGCCATACCGCGACTACTTCTACTCGGCGCTGTCCGGCCCCGACTATGAGACGCTGCGGAAGATGGAGAAGAAGGGCCACGTCGTGAGCGGCGAGCCCGGCGAGAAGGGCATCTATTTCTGGATGACCCGCGAGGGCCTGGACTGGCTGGGCGAAAAGCTCCGGATCCAGATCCACGACCCCAGAGATTAAACCAAGGAAGGAGAAACACATGAACAACAAGATCATGGCTGAAAAGCTCAGAAAGCTGAGAGGTAACAAGAGCCGCCAGGAAGTGGCGGAAGCCTGCGGGATCAGCGTGTCCGCGCTGGCCATGTACGAGGCCGGCGAGCGAGTCCCTCGTGACGAGATCAAGATCAAGCTGGCCAAGTTCTACAACCGCAGCGTGAACTATATTTTTTTTACCAATTAAGTGCACGTTTCGTGCTCGATTTAAGGAGGACACACATGGGAAGAAAGAACAGACAGCGCAAGCCGGAGCCCTTCAAGTGCTGCGAGACCTGCGCCAATATGCAACCGATAGGCGAAGGCGATCACATCTGTGACGCCTGCTGCAGCCACGATGGCAGCCCGACCGCTCTCGTCCTGGAAAGCTACATCCCGGCCGACGACTACTTCATCTGCGGAGGAAGCAGGTGGACGTCACAATGAGCGCCACCAACCGAGGCGGCGAGCGCAAGGCCTACGACTTCTACGCCACACCGCCGGAAACCATCCGCAGCTTCCTGGCTAACTTCGACGGCATCAGCTCCAGCGACCGCATCCTGGAGCCATCTGCCGGCAACGGCCAGATCATCAAGGTGCTGAGGGAGAGCGGCTACGACAACCGGATCGACGCCGTGGAGCTGCGACCGGAGGAACGCGCCACGCTGGAGGCGCTGGCCGATAACGTCACCATCGGCAGCTTCTTCGACTACGACCCCGACTGCGGATACGATGTCATCATAGGCAACCCGCCCTACAGCATGGCCCTGGAGTTCATCAACAAGAGCCTGGAGCTGCTGCATCCTGCCGGCCTGCTGATCTTCCTGCTCCGGACGAATTTCCTGGAGAGCGAGAAGCGCTTCAGCTGGTGGCAGGAGCACCCGCTCAGCGGTCTCTACACCCTGCACAAGCGGCCCAGCTTCACCGGCCACGGGACAGACGCCACCAGCTACTCCTGGTTCGTCTGGGAGCGGGGGGGACCGGCTGCATAGGTCATCAGACCATCAAAACCATCTAAGGAGGACAAGCGCATGGAAGACATTGACCTGACAATGCTGGCCCGCTCGGCCTACCGGGCGATCCTGAGAAGCATCGAATCCCCAGAGGCCGAGGAGCCTGAGACCGTGAAGGAGGTGGTGCCTATGTCTGCACAAAAAGAATAAGCCCCGGAGACAAGCCCCGGAGCCCAAGAGAACACAACCCCATTATAGCACAAACAAGGAGGAAATAAAAGCATGAAGATCACCGTCGAATTTGCAAATCTGGACGAGTTCAAGCAGTACATGGGCATCGAGTCCCCGAGCCTGCTCGCCCAGGCGTCCAAGGAAACAGAGGGCGCTCCTGCACCTGCACCCGCTGAGGCCGTCCAGGAGCCCCAGGAAGCACCCGAGGCCCCGGCTCCTAAGAAGAACACCAAGAAGACCGAAAAGGCCGCCCCTGCGGAAGCTGAGCCCGCTCCTGAGCCTGCTGACGACGCTGCGCCCGCTGAGGATGCAGCCGCAGAAGAAGCTCCGGCAGCAGTGACCGAGGACTTCCGCATCACCGTCCGCAAGCAGCTCGCAGCCCTCAACAAGAAGTGCGGCTACAACCGCGCGGCGGAACTCATCAACGAACAGACCGGCAAGGGCAAGCTCACCGAGGTCGCACTCGCTGACCTGCCGAAGCTCATGGAAGCAGCAAAGGAGGAAACCAATGCCGACTAAGCACGCCCGCTGCTCCGCGTCGGCCGCGTACCGCTGGATCAACTGCCCCGGATCCGTCGCCCTGTCTGATCAGTGTCCGGATCCCGGCTCCAGCAGCTACGCCGACGAGGGAACAGTCGCCCACAACCTGGCAGAGCTGAAGCTCCGCCACGTCCTGCATGAGATCACCGACGCCCAGTACAAGAAGCGCCTGGCCAAGATCCAGCAGGACGACTACTACAACGGCGAGATGGACGAGGCCACCGACTTCTATGTCGAGACCGTCCTGGAGGAGTTCGCCGCAGCCGGCGAAGGCGCCGAGCTGATGATCGAGCAGCGCCTCGATCTTTCCCAATGGATCCCGGAGGGCTTCGGCACTTCCGACGCCGTGATCATCGGCGGCAGCATGATCCAGGTCATCGACCTGAAGTACGGCAAAGGCATCAAGGTCGAGGCCAAGAACAACCCCCAGTTCCGCCTCTACGGCCTGGGCGCCGTCTCTCTGTTCGGCGATCTCTACGACTTCGACACCGTGAAGACCACCGTCGTGCAGCCCCGCCTCGATCACGTTGACAGCGAGGTCGTCATCCTGAAGGAGCTGCTGCTCTGGGGCGAGGAGGAAGTCGCGCCCCGCGCCATCATGGCCATGGAGGGCTCCGACTACTTCGTGGCCGGCGACTGGTGCCGCTTCTGCCCGGCGAAGGCCCGCTGCCGCAAGCGTGCCGAGTTCAACCTGGATCTGGCCCGGATGGAGTTCCAGAAGCCCCCGCTGCTCTCCAACGAGGAGATCGGCGAAGTGCTGGCCAAGGCCGACCACCTGAAGAAGTGGGCCGAGGAGGTCAGCGAGTACGCCCTGGAGCAGGCCCTGGCCGGTGCGCACTTCGACGGCTGGAAGCTGGTCGAAGGCCGCAGCAACCGCAAGTACGCCGACGAGATCCAGGTGGCCGACAAGCTGAAGGCCGCCGGCTTCGACGAGGCGATGCTCTACCAGCGCAAGCTCTACGGCATCACCGACATGGAGAAGCTCGTCGGCAAGAAGAAGCTGGCCGCCACCCTGGGCGACCTGCTGATCAAACCCGCAGGCAAGCCGGTCCTCGTGCCGGAGTCTGATAAACGCGAAGCCATCAACACAACCGAAGCGGCCAAGGCCGACTTCACCACCGGCAACGATGAGGACGTGCCGTTCTAAATTAAGGAGGATTATAAAATGTCTACTACCAAAGTTATCACCGGAAAAGTTCGTTTCAGCTATGTGAACATCTTCAAGAGCCGCGCCTTCCAGGCTGGCCAGGACGCCAAGTACAGCGTGTGCCTGCTGATCCCCAAGGAGGACAAGGCCACCATCAAGAAGATCAAGGCCGCCATCGACGCAGCTGTCCAGGACGGCATCAGCTCCAAGTGGGGCGGCAAGAAGCCTGCCAACCTGAAGCTGCCTCTGCGCGACGGCGACGCCGAGCGTGCCGATGAGGCTCCTGAGTACGAGGGTATGTACTTCCTCAACTGCAACAGCACCCAGAAGCCCGGCATCGTGGACAAGGATCTGAACGAGATCCTGGACCCCGACGAGGTCTACTCCGGCTGCTGGGGCCGCGCCTCCATCAACTTCTTCCCCTTCAACACCAACGGCAACAAGGGCATCGGCGTCGGCCTGAATAACATCCAGAAGCTGAAGGACGACGACCGCCTGGGCGCTGCCCGTGCTTCCGCCGAGTCCGACTTCGGCGGCGACGACTTCGAGGACGACGAGGACTTCTAAGGAGGACATACAGATGCACCGAGTTATGGGCGTGGATATAGAAACCTATAGCTCCGTGGATCTGCTCGAGGCGGGCGTCTACGCCTACGTGGAGGCGCCTGACTTCGACATCCTGCTCATCTCGTACATCTTCGACGACTGGGGCGAGGACGACGTCAAGACCATCGACTGCTTCGATGCTGATCCTGACATGATGGCCGAGTTCTGCGAGGCCCTCCTCGATCCCCAGATCGTCAAGACCGCCTTCAACGCGAACTTCGAGCGCACCTGTCTGGCCAAGTGGCTCCAGAAGCCCATGCCGCCGGAGGAGTGGCGCTGCACAATGGTCAAGGCGCTGACGCTGGGCCTGCCGGGCAATCTGGCAGGCGCCGGCGAGGCGCTGGGCCTTCCTCCCGAGAAGCTGAAAGACCCCCAGGGCAAGGCCCTGATCCAGTTCTTCTCGAAGCCGTGCAAGCCGACCCGGACCAACGGCCAGAGGACGCGCAACCTCCCGCAGCATGACCCGGCCAAGTGGCAGCTCTACAAGGGCTACAACCGGCAGGACGTCGTGACCGAGCAGGAGATCCTACGGAAGCTATCCATCTACAAGACACCGGAGTCAGAGCAGGAGCTCTGGGCTCTGGACCAACACATGAACGACAACGGCGTGGCGCTCGACATCCCCATGGTCGAGAAGATCGTCGAGTATGACACCCGGCGCCGGCAGGAGCTCCAGGAGGAAGCCCAGGAGCTCACCGGACTGAAAAACCCGAACAGCCTGGCCCAGCTGAAGCGCTGGCTCGCAGAACAGGGCGTGGAGATGACCAGCGTCACCAAGGACACCATCGCCGAAGCGCTGCGAGATCCGGAGCTCCCGGACGTCGTCCGGAGAGTGCTGGAGATCCGCACCGCCCTGGGCAAGACCAGCGTGGCCAAGTACAGCACGATGCTGGTGGCACACTGCCAAGATCACCGGCTGCGAGGCATCCTTCAGTTCTACGGCGCCAACCGCTCCGGACGCTGGGCCGGCCGCCTGGTGCAGACGCACAACCTGGCCAAGAACACGCTGCCGGATCTGGCTCTGGCCCGCGAGCTGGCGGCCGAGGGAGACTTCGAGACCATGGGCACCCTGTTCGGCGAGACGGCCTTCGTCTTCTCCGAACTGATCCGGACGGCCTTCATCCCATCCGAGGGCTGCCGCTTCATCGTCTCCGACTTCTCCGCCATCGAGGCGCGAGTCCTGGCATGGCTCGCCGGCGAGGATTGGGTCCTGGAGGCCTTCCGCAACGGCAAGGACATCTACTGCGAGACCGCCTCCATGATGTACCACGTGCCCGTGGAAAAGCACGGAGCCAACAGCCACCTCCGCCAGAAGGGCAAGGTCGCTGTGCTGGCCTGCGGCTACCAGGGCGGCGTCGGCGCCATGAAGCGCATGGACAAGGGCGGCAGCATACCGGAGGACGAGCTCCGGAGCGTCGTGGACCAGTGGCGGCAGGCCAACTCCAACTCCGTGAAGCTCTGGAGGACCTGCGAGCTGGCAGCGCGGACAGCCATCGAGGAGCACCGCACCGTCCGGCTGAAGAACGGCCTGGCCTTCGGCTACATCAACGGCAACCTGTTCATCAAGCTGCCGGGCGGCCGGAAGCTCTGCTACTGGAACACCCGGCTGAAGCTCGACCCCCGCGACGGCCGCGAGCGCATCGTCTACATGGGCGTCAACCAGGAGACAAAACAGTGGGGCGAGACTGAGACCTACGGCGGCAAACTGGTCGAGAACATCGTCCAGGCCACCGCCAGAGACTGCCTGGCCATCTCTATGCAGAGGGTCGCAGCTCTGGGCTACAACATCGTCATGCACGTCCATGATGAGATCATCGTGGACTGTCCCATCGAGGACACCGGCGCCATGGAGAGGATCAACGCCTGCATGGCCGAGCCCATCCCGTGGGCGCCGGGGCTGCCTCTGAGGGGCGACGGCTACGAGACACCATTCTACATGAAAGACTAAGGAGGACACACCTATGAAAATCACCCGCACCATGACCATCGAGACCAACGAGATCCAGATCGGCGACCGCATCGAAGTCGGCCATTATACCGCCACCTGCCAGAAGCTGGTCGGCGAGGGCCTGGCCCTGTTCCTGCTGGATCAGTACCTCGACAAGCCCATGCAGATGAACAGAAAGAACACCAACGCCGGCGGCTACGACGGCAGCGATCTCCGCAAGGACCTGAACACCGGCAAGATCCTCGACGAGTTCGCGCCCCTGGAGCTGGTGCCCTTCGAGAACGGCGACCTGCTTCGCCTGCCCTTCTACGGCGAGATGTTCGGGCACGACGACTGGTACAACTCCGGCGCCGTGGAGCCTGACAACTGCGAGCAGTGGCCTCTGATGAAGGAACGCGCCAACCGCATCGCCGAACGCAAGGGCGAGAGCTACGAGTGGGGATGGCTCCAGAACATCCGCCAGGGGTCCGCGACGCATTTCTGCCTTGTCTACAACTACGGCGGTGCTAACTACTGGGGCGCCTCGAACTCCATCGGCGTCCGCCCGGCTTTCCTGATCAAATTATCATAAATCCCGGGGGCCTCGTGCCCCCGCTATAGACTATCTACAAAGCAAGGAGGACAACGATGGAGCCTATCACTATACGCTGGGAGACCGGCTACATGACCATCAACCCGGACGCCTTTTTCCCAACAAGTGCAGCCAGGATCCGGAAGCTCCTCCGGGTGGTCGCCCTGGACTTTGAGCATCAGGACGACATCCGGATGCAGCTGGCCGGGGCCTGCGAGAGCCGCGCCCAGGAGATCCTGGACGGCCGCAAGAGCCTCGCCAACGAGGCAGTAAACCACCACCAAAAAGCGGCGGACCTGGAGCCGCAGATCGAGACGGCCAAGCGCCGGATCACTACCCTCCGGGCCTGCATCAAAGAGCAGCCGAAGAAGGCCCGACAGCTGGGCTACCCTGAACGGCTGCACGAGGAGCGGGAGCAGCTGAAGAAGCTGACCGCCGAGCGCTCCGGAGCCCTCTCAGCCTTCCGGAAGAAAAAGCGCGAGTTCGAGGCTGCTGAGGCCACGGCTGAGAAATTAAGACAGAACGCGGAGGTGCTGAGACCATGACCAACACAGCGGAAAAACTCACCCTGCCCCTGTTCATGGTCAAGCACAACGGCGACCTCCTGATCTCGACCGGCCGCAGCCGCTTCGAGACCTCCTGGAAAAATAAGACCATGAGCTGGGCGGCTCTCCTGAATAAGCTCTCCCGCTCCATGGAGACCACGGAGACCCACGCCGAGTACATGAAGATGAGCAAGGAGCAGCAGGACAAGATCAAGGACATCGGCGGCTTCGTCGGCGGTCATCTGAGGGATGGCCGCCGCAAGACCGGCTACGTCACGGCCCGCCAGCTGCTCACCCTCGACCTGGACTTCCCTCCGGCCGAGTTCTGGGACAACATCATCGACAACCTGGAGATCGACAACGCCCTGGCGGTCTACTCCACACATAAGCACACCAAGGCGAAGCCCCGCTACCGTCTGATCATGCCTCTCGACAGAGAGGTCACGCCGGACGAGTACGAGGCCATCGCCCGCAAGATCGCCGAGAAGATCGGCATCGACTACTTCGACGACTCCACCTTCCAGCCGACCCGTCTGATGTACTGGCCGAGCCATAGCGTGGACGTCGAGCCCTTCTTCCAATACTACGACGCCCCCTTCCTGGCGGCCGACTCCATCCTGGCCGAGTACCCGGACTGGACCGACACCAGCTACTGGCCGGAGTCGTCCCGCATGGCAGGGATCCGGAAGAAGCAGGCAGACAAACAGGGCGACCCGCTGGCCAAGAAGGGCGTCGTGGGCGCCTTCTGCCGCACCTACAGCATCACCGAGGCCATCGCCAAGTTCCTGCCGGACGTCTACACCCAGACGGCCAAAGAGGACCGCTACACCTACGCGGCCGGCTCAACTGCTGCCGGCCTCGTGGTCTATGACGGCGACGTCTTCGCCTATTCAAACCACAGCACGGACCCGGCCGGCGGCCAGCTCTGCAACGCCTTCGACCTCGTCCGCCTCCACAAGTTCAGCGACCTGGACGACGGCAAGGAGGACAAGAGCGGCAGCGAGCGCCCCAGCTACAAGGAGATGGCCAAGTTCGCCGCGGAGGATCCGAGCGTTCGCATGACGCTCGCGAGCGACGCCAGGGCGAAGGCCGTGCTCGACTTCGAGGGCGAGCCGCTGCCGGAGCCAGAGGAAGACTGGGAAACCAAGCTCGTCCTCTCTGAGAACGGATCCATCAAGCCGCTGATCACCAACGCCGTGCTGATCCTGGAGAACGACCCCGCCCTTCAGGGGATCCGGCACAATGAGCTGAGCGGCGCCATCGAGGTCAAGGGCAAGCTGCCCTGGAGCCGCCCGAGCAAATACTGGCGCGACGCTGACGACGCCCTCCTCTATGGATATGTGGCCGACCAGTACGGCGTCCAGTTCCCGGAGAATCGCTTCACCAAGGCGCTGACCATCGTCACGGACAAGCGCCGCTTCAACCCGCTGCGGGAGTACATCCAAAACCTGCCCGAGTGGGACGGCGTGCCGAGAGTGGACACGCTGTTGGTCGACTATCTGGGCGCCGAGGACTCCGCCTACGTCCGCGCCGTCACCAGGAAGACCCTGATCGGAGCCATCCAGCGCGTGCTGGAGCCTGGCTGCAAGTTCGACACGGTCCTGGTCCTGGATGGCAAGCCCGGCATCGGCAAGAGCACCCTGCTCCGGAAGCTGGGCGGGAAATGGTTTAGTGACTCCCTCAGTCTGGCCGACACCAGGGACAAGACCGCAGCCGAGAAGCTGCAAGGTGTCTGGATCATGGAGATCGGCGAGATGCAGGGCACCAGGAAGGCCGACGTCGACGTCATGAAGGGCTTCATCAGCCGTCAGGTGGACGAGTACCGCGCAGCCTACGGCCGCGTGGTGGAGCGCCACCCGAGGACAGCCATCATCTGCGGCACCACAAACAGCACCACCGGCTTCCTGAGAGACGCCACCGGCAACCGGCGCTTCTGGCCCGTCACCGTCAACGGCGGGGGCTCACTCTCTGTCTGGGATATGACCGAGGAGACCCGCAGCCAGATCTGGGCCGAGGCCATGATCTTCGTGGCGGAGGGCGAGACCTCCTACCTGGACGCAGCCATGGAGAAGGAAGCGGCCAAGGCGCAGCAGGCGGCGCTCATGTACGACGAGCGCGAGGGCCAGGTCATCGACTACCTGGACACCCTGCTCCCGGAGGACTGGTACAACTGGGACCTGAATCAGCGCGTGGACTACTTCCAGCAGCGTGACGCTCTGGACGCCACAAAGCAGACGGGCACCGTGCAGAGGACCAAGGTCAGCGTGATGGAGATCTTCTGCGAGTGCTTCGGAAGGGCCAAGCACCACTGGACCCGCAAGGACGGCGACGAGATCGTGGCCATCATGGCGAGGATCCCGGGCTGGGAAAGACCCGCAAACGCCACCATGCGAAGCAAAGCATACGGAAAGCAGCGCGTGTTCGTCCGGAGTGGTAACGAGTAACGGAGGCCCCTGGCGGCCGTTGTTCCTCGTTACCACCACCGGCAACGGGCAAAGGGTAACGGGCGGACGTTGTTCCGCCGTCTGTTCCCTCAATCGTTACCACCTAAAACCCAGCAACCGCAAGGGAAAACGGGCAAAGGGTAACGAGGTAACGAGCTTTTTATATAGATTATTAAAAATAACCCCTACACACACGAAAACAGGCCCCCGCGAGGACATATACGCGCATTATAGGAAAAATTCGGGGCCTCGTTCCATATAGGAGGACCCTCATGGAAAAGCGAGAACGAGATATTGAAAAATGGCTGCGCGAGAAGATCCAGCAACTGGGCGGCGTCGCGATGAAATTCACCAGCCCCGGCAATGATGGCGTGCCTGACCGGATCGCAATACTGCCGGGGGGCCAGGTGTGGTTTATCGAACTGAAGAAGGACGGCGAAGTCCCGACAAAGATCCAGGAATGGCAGATCGAACGACTCCGGAAGCTGGGCTGCAACGTGGCAGTGATCGCAGGCATGAAGGAGGCGCGAGCCTGGATCTGGGAGGTGATCGGCTGATGAAGTACACCCCCCACGACTACCAAACCAGGGCCACCAACTTCATCCTGGAGCACCCGAAGGCCGGGATGCTGCTGGAGATGGGCCTGGGCAAGACCGTCATCACCATGACCGCCATCGACATCCTGATCAACGAGATGTTCGAGGTGGATCGCGTCCTGGTCATCGCGCCGAAGCGAGTGGCCGAGGACACCTGGACCCGAGAGCACGCCAAGTGGGACCACCTTCGCCATCTTCGTGTCAGCAAGGTGCTGGGATCGCCGGAGCAGCGGCGCCGGGCCCTGGCCGCGGACGCCGACATCTACGTCATCGGCCGCGACAACGTGGTCTGGCTGGTGGATCTCTACCAGAAGCTGAAGGCCGGCTGGCCCTTCGACATGATCGTGATCGACGAGCTCTCCAGCTTCAAAAACCCCCAGGCCAAACGCTTCCGGGCTCTCCGGAAGGTCATGCCGAGAGTGAGCAGGGTCGTCGGTCTGACAGGCACCCCTTCGGCCAACGGTCTCATGGATCTCTGGGCTGAGATCTACCTGCTGGACCGTGGCGAGCGGCTGGGCCAGACGCTGGGAGCCTACCGCGAGAAATACTTCCGGCCGGGAGCCCGGAACGGCTACATCGTTTTCAAGTGGGAGCCCCTTCGGGGAGCCAGGGAGAAGATCGAGGCCGCCATCAGCGACATCTGCATCAGCATGAGCGCGGCCGACTACCTGAAGCTGCCGAAGCGGATCGACAACCGGATCCCGGTCAAGTTGAGCCCCCAGGAGATGAAGCAGTACAAGACCATGGAGGCCGAGCAGCTGCTTCACATCGACGACGAGGACGTGGTCGCCCTGAACGCGGCCGCCGTGATGACCAAGCTCCTACAGATCGCCAACGGCAGCGTCTACTCCCACGAGGGCAACGTCGTCCGGCTGCATGATGCAAAGCTGGAGGCGCTGCTGGAGATCATCGACACCACCGACAGCCCCGTCCTGGTATTTTACAGCTACAAGCACGACCTGGCCGCCATCCAGGCGGCGATCCCCGGAGCCCGGACACTGGACGGCCCGGAGGACATCGCAGAGTGGAACGCCGGCAAGGTCCAGGTGCTCCTGGCGCATCCGGCCAGCGTGGGCTATGGACTCAACCTTCAGGAAGGCGGCCACGTGATCGTGTGGTACGGTCTGACCTGGAGCCTGGAGCTCTACCAGCAGGCCAACGCCCGCCTCTACCGGCAGGGCCAGGAACGGCCGGTTATTATACACCATCTGATCGCGGAGGGCACCGTGGACGAGCAGGTCATGGACGCCCTGGAGGCTAAGGACACCAGCCAGGCCGCACTGATGGCAGCACTGAAAGAAAGGAGAACGATATGATCGGATATTTAAGCGGCCCCATTACGGGCCACAAGAACTACCGCCAGCAGTTCGCCAGAGCTGCCGGCACTCTGAAGGAGATGGGCTACGCCGTCATCAACCCAGCCGAGCTGGGAGCGGCTCTCCCTCTCGACCAGATGAGCTACGAGGACATTATGAAGATCGACATGGAGCTCCTGGCCACTGCCGACTACCTGGTGCAGCTTCCAGGCTGGGAGGACTCGAAGGGAGCCAACCGCGAGCTGGGCTTCGCCCTGGGCACCGACAAGATCATCGTCAGCCTGGAGCAGCTTCTCACGAAGGAGGTGACGCCGTCATGACTTTAGACGAGACCTATGACTTCCTGATGCAGATCCGCCGCAAGGAGATCATCATCAGACGGAAAGAGACCCAGCGGGACGAGCTGAGGGCCTGCCTGCTGCCTGGCGCCATCCGCTATGACCGCGACAGGGTCCAGAGCACTCCGACCGATAAGATGGCCGACGTCATCGCCAGAGTGGACGAGCTGGACCGAGAGATCGAGCAGCTCCGGCGTGAGAAGGCCACCCTGGTCATCGAGATCAGCGACGCCATCGAGAAGCTGGAAGACGACAACGAGAAGACCGTGCTGACTGAGTTCTACATAGCACGGGCACCGATGACCGAGGTGGCTGACGCCATCAACTACAGCGTCCGCAGGGCGTATCATTTCAGGAAGATGGGCGTCACCCATCTGGGGGAGGTTTTAGGATGATCAAACTGTTAAAAGGCAACTGTCTCGACCTACTGCGGCAGCTGGAGCCCGACTGCGCGGATCTCGTTCTGATAGATCCGCCATATTCCAGCGGCGGCCTGTTCGCCGGCGACCGCAAGCAGGACACCCGCGTCAAGTACACCGACGCTGACTTCAACGGCGCGGCACGCTTCCCCAGCTTCTCCGGCGACAACATGGACCAGCACAGCTTCATCCAGTTTATGGCCCATGTCAGCATGGAGCTCAGAGAGCTGACCAAGGAGGGCGGCACCATCGCCGCCTTCATCGACTGGCGAAACCTTCCGGCCATGACGGACGCGATCCAGATGGCCGGCTGGGTATGGCGTGGGATCATTGTCTGGGACAAGGGCATCAGCCGAAACATCCCCGGCCGCTTCCGTAACGACTGCGAGTACATCGTCTGGGGCACCAACGGCCGGAAAGAGGTGGACTGGAAGGCAGCCAAGGGCGCCAAGGCCATGCCGGGCATCTACCACATCAACGGCGTCAACACCAAGCAGAAGCACCACCAGACGGAGAAGCCCGTGGAGCTCCTGAAGGCCCTGATCCAGATCTGTCCAAGGGGGGGGACCGTGGTGGACTGCTTCATGGGATCCGGCAGCACGGGCGTCGCTTGCGTCCAGGAGGGCCGGAACTTCATCGGCATCGAACTGGGCGACCAATACTTCGACACGGCCACCAAGCGCATCCAGGAGGCCGAGGACGAGCTTCTCAACGACTTTTAGAAAGTCGGCGAACATTGCAAACCAGAATGTGTTATACTGGTAGAGTGGAATTGTGAGAGCAGGCAGTGGCCTGCTCTCTTTCTATACAAAACACCGAATAAGGAGGCGGCGAGGTCATGCCCAAGGCAAGGAACTCGAAGGTAGACGAGGCCCTTGCACTCTACCAGCAGGGCCTCAAACTAATCGAAATTGCACGGAAGCTGGACATCCCGGAGGGAACTGTCCGACGATGGAAGTGCACATATAAATGGGATAGCGAGCGCTCGCAACCTGAAAAACCGAACGCTCGCAAACGAGGCGGCCAGCCCGGCAACAGAAACAGGGCCGCACCAAAGGGCAACAAGAGGGCCGAGAAGTTCGGCTTCTACTCCAAGTATTTACCGGAGGAGACGCTGGAGATCTTCGGAGAAATCCAGGACGCCGATCCGCTGGATCTGCTCTGGGACCAGATCCGCTTCTCCTACACGGCCATCCTCCGGGCCCAGAAGATCGCCTACGTCAAGGACGCCGAAGACAAGACCATCGAGAAGATCGAGGACCGCAGCGGCGCCGAGTCCTGGGGCGAGAAGTGGGAAGTGCAGCAGGCCTGGGACAAGCAGGCCAACTTTATGAAGGCCCAGGCCCGGGCGATGGACACGCTCCGGAGCCTGATCAAGCAGTACGACGAGATGCTGCACAATGACTGGGAAGCAGCCACCGAGGAACAGAAGGCCCGCGTGCAGCTGCTGAAGGCGAAGCTGAACGACGGCTCCGATGACGCTGGGAAGGTGGTGATCATCAATGACACGCACGACCCGCATCAGTGACCTGATCATCCCGAAGTTCTGGCCAGTCTTCAACGATAAGGAACACACCCACAAGATCCTGACCTCAGGCCGAGCGGGCACCAAGTCCTCAGAGGCTGCCATCGAGGTCGTGTATAAGATCGTCAGCGAGGAGGACTGCTCTGCCGTGGTCATCCGCAAGCGGCACAACAAGCTCCGGAAGACGGTCTACAAGGAAATCAAGAGAGCCATCAAGAGGCTGGGCCTCGACGAGCGGCTATTCAAGATCACCGTGAGCCCCATGGAAATCACATACAAGCCAAACGGCAACACCATCTACTTCACCGGATCCGACAGCATTGACGACACCAAGGGCATCATCGACGAGAGCAAGCCCATCAAGATCGTGCTGCTGGATGAGGTCAGCGAGTTCTTCACAGACGGCGAAGGCGAGGACGAGCTCCAGAACATCGAGGCGACCTTCATCAGAGGCAACGCCGAAGGCTTCCAGATGCTCTACCTCTACAACCCGCCGAAGAACCCCAACGCCCCCGTGGTGGTCTGGTGCCGGAAGATGGAGAAGCGCCCGGACTGCATCCACGTCCATGTGGACTACCGGGACGTGCCTCCTGAGTGGCTGGGCGCCAAGCTGATCGAGGCGGCTGAGATCCTCCGCGAAGTGGATGAGCGCCAGTGGAGATGGCTCTGGCTCGGCCTCAGCATCGGCGTGGACGAGCTCATCTACTATATGTTCGGCGACGCTGCCATCCAGCGCCCGAGCCGTGACCACTACCGGATCATCGGCATCGGCGTGGACTATGGCCAGCAGAACGCCACAACCTACCAGGCGGCCGGCCTGAATGAGTACGAGCACAAGCTGGACGGCCTGGCGGAATACTACCACAGCGGCCGGGAGACCGGAACGCAGAAAAGCCCCAGCGAGTACGCCGGGGACTTCGTCAAGTTTTTGAACCTGCTGCATGAGACCTACTCATGCAGCACTTTTTATACCTTCATTGACCCATCGGCTCGCGGTCTGATGGAGGAGATCAAACGAGCCACAAGAGGCACCGGCTACACCGTCCTGATCCGCGACGCTGAGAACGATGTGGCCCTGGGCATCTCGCGGGTGCAGAAGCTACTGACCTTCAAGATGCTGGCCGTGTCTCCGGATCAGGAGAACGCGGTCCGGGAGTTCGGTCTCTACGAATACGACAAGGACAGCATCGACAAGGGGCGAGAGGTGCCGGTCAAAGTGGACGATCACTGCATGGACGCTATCCGCTATCTGGTCATGGGGATGTGGTCGAAGATTAAGCACCACCTGCCCATCAAGGAAAAAGAGGAGGAGCCGGAAGGAGTCATAAAATGAACATTTTCGAGTATTTCAAAAAGAAGGGCATCGACACCATCGACAGCTCCTTCTACACCAAGATCGCCATCTGGGACAGCTGGTACAGGGCGAACGTCAAGAAGTTCCACCAGTACCGCGTCTATCATGGCGCCGGGCAGTACACACGCTGCCAGCGCAAGAGCCTCGGCATGGGCAAGAAGATCTGCGAGGACATCAGCGATCTGCTGCTCAATGAGAGGGTCCGCATCACCATCCAGGACGACGCCACGGCCAAGTTCGTGAACAAGGTGCTGGAGGCTGCCAACTTTGCGGTCCAGGGCAATGAGTACCAAGAGCGCAAGGCCGCCTGCGGCACCGTGGCCTATGTGCCATATTTGACCAACATGGAAGTGGATGACGATGGCCGTGTCATCAGTGCCGACGTCAAAATGGACTATGTGGTGGCCAAGAACATCTACCCCACAGCCTGGGAGAACTCCAGGATCAC